CTAATTTGTTTGAAACCATTTTTTCATAAATTCGTTTATTTTATTATTATTTAATTGAGCCGATCGGTTAGACATATGTCCATATGTTTCTAACAAAATGGTTTTATCTACGTCACCTAATCTTCCACCAATGTAATTCAAATCCGAAATACCAGCTTCCCACATAATGGTCTCATGGGTGTGCCTGAACATGTGAGAGGTAGTGTGAGTGATCTTGTTCCTGTTGCACAACGTTTTCAATGCCCCTGCATAGTTCGGCATCTTAATAAATTCTCCAATTGGATTGATAAACAGGAAATCTGGTCTTTCTTTGATACCTACAATCCATGTATTTCTAATATGAAGCCATTCCTTCAATTTTTCAACTGTAAAATCATCTAATCCAATAATTCTTTCCCCTGATTCACCTGTCTTTGTTGTGCTACTTTCTATATTCCCTTACAAGCGTTTTATCTAAGTTAATGGTACATTAATGTCTTCATTGAAGTTAGAAAGCTGCAGATCGCAAATTTCGCCTATTTTGGAGCCTGTTCCTGCCAACAACATAGGTGATATATGAATACTGAGGGTGCCTTTCCTTAGTAAGCTCTTTTACATTTTATTTTTCCTTTGCCTCTTAAGGGGATCTATGACAAGTTTTAGTTCATTTCTCTTAGCTAATCTGGTAGCAGATATTTTCATTGAGATCGGATAAATAATTTTTTGGGTTTCGGCCGATCCTCGCTAAAGGTGGTAATATCTTTCAAGCGTTTGTTTTAACTTCATTCAGCAGAATTCTCCGACTTCTGTAAGGGGTGAGATGAATGCATATTGGTATTCCATTCAGTGGGGTTCAAACTCCAGCTGAACGGAAATTTATCGAGAGGAGCTCGATAAAATCTGGGCGCAAATACGCCAAGGCGAATTTGATAATAAGAGAGTATGAACTTCACATACTCGTAATAATATTTCCCTTGATAGAAGAGCTCGCATTTTTATTTCTGCATTGTTGTTTCTCTATATTATTTACAAACTTGGGAGTAGGATGCTTCCTCTTTCAGATACGGATTCTCCAAGACTTCTTGTTCAATTTCTTGGAGAAGTAATTTTTATTTGTTTTAGGATGCTGACTATTTCTATAAATCTCCTACTATAAGCTTTTAGTTAATCAAACAGCTCTAGGACTCCCAAAGGATCAAAACAAATAGTATAATTGTCAATCGTGGTGAAAGGGCCGTATTTTTCCCGGTAGCGCTCAATAGCATCCTTTAAAAACTCTTCTGATACTCCAAGATACTCAGCCAACTCATAACGGTTTCTTACTCTTGATTGATGTGCTTTTACAATTTTTTGGAGAGGAAACAGTTTTTCATAGGCCCATGAGCGGGCTTTTAATTCTTGTTTTCGATTCTCAATTTTTGATTGATCTAGGATGTTTCCTGCAGATGTATGGTAATGACCTAATTCTTCCGCTAAGATGCAAGCTTTTTCAGATGTAGTCGAAATGTGCTTGTTAATCCAAATATTGTTATCGCAATATAATCCTTTAATGGTTGGTTTCATAGGCTTTTCATAGATGTCAACTCCCTGATCAGAAGCCTCTCTCAGAAGTCTTTCATACATTTTATTCTCCCTTTTGTTTTCTTTTTGATTTTACGAATTCCATAAATTTTTCAATTTCTTCTAATTCGTCTTCTGTCCAATTTTCTCCTTCATGATGGGCAGCAATCGTATATAATCCTCCTTTAGCAGTGCCGCGTGGTCTAGCATCTTCGCTTAATCCAGCTAAATAATCAGCGGATACCTGAAAATGATCAGCGAATATCCTAACAATTTCCATTTTTGGATCAGATTGTCCGTTTTCGTAGCGTGATATCATACTTTTGCTTATCGTGGTAGCATATTTTTCATTTAATTTTTTCGCCAACTCTTCAATACTTCGGTTGCCTCTTAGTTCTTTTATCCGTCTACCAAATACACTCATTTTCAATCTCCCTTTGGCATTCCTGATTTAGGAATATAGTATAATATAGATTCCTTAAATGCAACATTTCTTTATTTTATTTCCTTTTGAGGAACGTTATTAATTGACAGTGGTCAATATGTGTTTTATAGTAATGTTGTTCCATAAAAGGAACAGCAAAAATAATATTTGATTAAGCAAAGACAAGTTTATTATAAGCTCACAGTATTTTTAAAAAATAAATTGAGATGGAGATGAGGTGATCGAATAAAGATAAGCACATCGACAAAAATTAATTTGTTTCGGTGATTTCAATTAGATTAATATTCAGAAAAAGTTTATTCTAATAGCAATTTTTTTTGGTTTTGTTGTTCCTATTAAGGAACAGGAATGGTTTGATGGAGAAGATGCAAGAGCATATTGCTACACCTGGGTTAAATGATCGTGAAGATTATCATTAACCAAAAAGAAGTACTTCTAATAGTTCCAGAATCGTCAGTACACGGTCTGAAAAACAGTAGCAGTGATTTCTTTTAGTAGACAGTATTGATGTATATCACGATCCTAATCAATTTTAAACAGGAAGTGAAATGTATGAGTGTAAAGTGGATCAAATTGAGCACACAAATGTTTGAAGATGAGAAGATCCGCCTTATTGAAAGTATGCCGGAAGGTGACACCATTTTAATCATTTGGGTCAAGCTTTTGGCACAAGCTGGAAAGACAAATGCGAGTGGGTATATCTACTTGAGTGAAAATATTCCATACACGGACGAGATGTTGGCAACTATTTTCAATAGGCCGCTTAATGTTGTAAGAATGGCTCTTAAAATATTACAGGAGTTTGGGATGATTGGTATTTCAAATGAGCATTTGATCATTATTACTAATTGGGAAAAACATCAAAACATTGAGGGGATGGAACGCGTTCGAAAACTAAATGCGGAAAGAAATAAAAGGTATAGAGAACGAAAAAAACAAGCAACATTAAGGGAGGATAAAAATGATGATGTTAGCGTGACGTCACGTGATGATGCAGATATAGATAAAGATATAGATAATATACCTTATGTCGAGATAGTCACTTACCTCAATAATGCTGTTAATACAAATTACCGACATACGACCAAGAAAACCAAGGAATTCATAAAAGCGCGTTGGAATGAAGGCTTTAGGCTGGAGGATTTTAAAACTGTCATAAATATCAAATGTAAAGAATGGCTTTTTAATGAAAATATGAATAAGTTCCTTCGGCCTGAAACATTGTTCGGAACAAAATTTGAATCCTATCTTAATCAAAAAGGCGGTGCAATAAGTGAAAAAGATAACGATTCCAGAAAAATTGCCAAAGAATATAACATACCATTCTGAGAACTGTGAACGTCACATCTTTGTTAAAAATGGCTTAGAGATTGTTAAGCCGATTCAAAAAATGATGATAGATGGTGAATTGATTTGTCCCCGCTGTGAATTAGAGAAAAAAGATCTCGAATTACAGGAGGCAATACAAAGGGAATATGATGAATTATTTAAACGAAAAAAATACAATACCTTTTACAATTGGAGTATCTTGTCTGACAACACTATCTTGGCAGCCAAATTAGAGAACTATCAAGTCGAACACCAGGAAGAAAGGGAGAATAAACAAACAGTCCTAGAATCATTAGCCAGGTTTAAAGATGGTCAAGTGTTTAATTTAATCCTTCAAGGTAATCAAGGTGCAGGAAAAAGTCACTTAGCTTATGCTGCTTTACGTGAATTAAATGAAAGTGGATTAGATATATCATGTTTATTCGTAAATGTGGAAAGCATGATGCGGCTGATTAGAGATTCATTTGGTGATAAAGAGAGTGAATATACTGAAAGTTATTTTGTTGAACTGATGTCAGAAGTTGATTATCTAGCACTGGATGATATTGGGGCAGAAACAGGGGCAATAGGTACAGACAAAATTGCCACAGATTTCGTGCAAAGGGTTTTATATGCTATTACAACCACCAGGCAGGATAAATCCACTTTTATTACCACAAATCTCTCCAGTGAAACATTGCTTCGGATGTACGATAAAAAACTGGTATCACGGCTTTTTAGAAATCCTAAGTTTGTTGTATTCAAGGAAACCAAGGATAAACGGATGGAGAATATCCCTTTCTAATGAATGACTAGATGATGATCAATATGTGCGAAAGACTCAAATGCAAGTAGTAACGATTAAAAGAACCAAAAGGGCTGTATTGGACGAGAAAACAGTATGTGTGATCTTCCGAAAGAATAGGAGGATGGGTGAAAAATAAGCAGTTATAAAAACCACAACAAAGAATTGAAATAAAACTTGAACAGTAGATACAGTAGTCCATTTAGACAGAGATAAGGAGGATTTTTTATGGAAAGTTGGGTAGATAGATTAATTGAAGAGTACTCAGAAGGAAAAAGACAGCTTCATAAATTACGTGAAAGTTTTGATGAAACGGATCCTTTACATCAAGCAGATAGAAAAACCATTAACAGCATGATTGGGGATATGGATTTTGTGATCGAGTGGCTTGAAACTGGGCGCCAACCAGGCGTAATGCGCGGAATTGATGTCAAACATGTATATCAAAAACGATCGTTAGAAAGCATGGAATTTATCCCGGATATAACAGAGCAGCTGGAGACAAATGATAAACCATTAAGTTTAAACGAAGAAGAAAAGAGAATTTTGCTGGACATATTTTCTTCTTTTTCTTTTAGAGAAAGGCAATGCTATATTTTGCATGTTGCTCAAGGAATGAGCATGTCTCAAATAGCAGAAATGCTTAGTATTCAAAAAAGAACAGTCCAGCAGTATATTGAACGGGCAAGAGTAAAAGTTGAACAAATAGTTTCATGACGTACGGTTTGACGTATAAAGTCTCTATTAGTGAAGGGACTTTTTCTTAATAAAAAATCCTTTGACTGGTAAAAAGGATAGGAACAGACAATGGAAAAAGATGGATATCATTGTAGTATGGAAGCAATCCACATGATTGAGAGCAAGAAAAAAACTTATTCTGCCCTTCTTGATAAGGATTGACCTAAGCAAGTCATTAAAAGGCTTATTTATTATGTCAATTGTTCAGAGGCTTCAAAACAATCAACGAGATATGTGTAAAGAACATCAAAAGACCTTTATAAAATTCTTCTTTACTAGTTCTCTATTAGTTGAAAGGAAGCGTCTGATGGAGAGGGGGAAAAGATGATGGCTTTTAAAAAGAAACATACATTTCTTTGAAGTAACTTAAAAAAACCGAGTCCAATAAAAAGATGAAAAAGGCTTATAAAACGTCTCGGGAGAAATGAATGGCATCATAATAGTAGAATTTCAATTCCAATAGGAGGGATTTACATGTCAGAAGAAAAACAGATGCAACATGGTAAAAATAAGATTTTGTTATTTAGAAAGTTAGAGGATCAAAATAAGGAAGCTGCAAAACTAGCCTTCCAAACGGAGCATACATTTACTTATTCCCGAGAACTAGAAGCACTCGTCACAAAAGATGGACGAGTCATTCAAGTTGGTGGGCTTGAAGCAGAAGTGGAGGTCAATGCTATTCAAGCTAAAGATGATCCACTTGGAAAAATGTTGCAAGAAGCTGTCATAAAAGGCGAGAAACTAGAATTATGGGAAGTGACAGTAGACGAGGATCTAAAAGATTCAGAAGGTAAGTATCCTGCTGTATATGCACAGGGGTATCTATCTGAATGGGAAGATCCAGCAAACGCAGAAGAAAATGTAACGATTTCAAGCACATTTACAGTGGAACTGGAGCCTCAATTCGGACGAGCAACTTTAACAGCTGAACAAGAACAAGCTGTACAGTATGCATTTAAAGATACAACAACGGTAATTGATTCAGAATAGATTGTAGAAGGGGGAGCTTACTCCCCTTCTACATAACGAAAAGGAAAGCGGGGATAATGAATATGAAATTAATGATTAACGGTAAAGAATATGAAATGAAGTTTGGGATTGGTTTTATTAAAAAATTGGACCAAATTTATCCTGCCAGTATGAATGGAGTAGAATTCGGTATGGGTATAGAACAATCCATGTTTTATTTTAAAACCAAAAATCCAACCGTACTTTTCAATGTCATTAAAGCTGCAACGGATCACCTTAATTCTAAGCCTTCTAATAATGACATCGAAGACGAATTAGAAAAAATCGCTTCCGACGGCCAATTAAACGGATTATTTGAAACACTAGAGGACGAAATGAGGGAATCAGTTTTTTTGAAGCAGAAGATCGAGGATTTCGAGGAGAAAGCAAAAGTACAACAATAAAAACATCGCAAGAAACTTATGATGCGATCGTAATCAATTGTCTTAGATTTCTCGAATGCAAGAACCTGTACGAAATAAATACGATGTCGTTAAAAGAGTATCTATATAGAATGAGAGCTTATCAATTAAAAAGAATAGATAAACAACATGAAATGCATATGCAAGCATGGTTAAATCACATTGCGGGTTCAACGAAAGAACAAGGAAAGAAACAAGTTCCTGTATTTAAAAGGTTTGAGGACTTCTACAACTATGAAGAAGAGCTTAAAAAAGTAGAAAGACCCGAAAGAAGTAAGCTATCCCCTAAATTGCAGCGGATGGCTTCTTTGGCTGCAAAAATAAACTTAGGAAGGGGGATTGCTGATGGCTGAAAGTTATTCTATTGAAGCATATCTAAAAGCCAGTGGTGCTGGTGCTTTTTCATCAGCATTAGAAAAAGAAACCGGCAGTATAGGTCAATTAGGAAAAACATCAAAAGAATTTACGGATGGCTTTAAAAGCGTAATGGCGAAAATTCCAAAAGGAATAGCAGGATTTGCCACCTCTGCAATAATAGAAAGCGAGTTATTTCAAACTGCATTAGGCGATGCTGAAGAAGCTTTTTTTAATTTTGCTCAAACGATTATGGCGCCAGTTCTTGATCCATTAATGGATACACTAAATTCTGTAACTGGTTTAATCAATGATGCTGCTGGAGCATTGCAAAATTTCGATACACTTTCGAAAGAAAATCAAACTACTATCATTCTGGTAGGTGTTGCCCTGGCTACACTAACGGCAGCAATTATTGCATATAATGCAGCGGCTATAAGTGCATTTATATCAACAAACATACTGACTAATGCAATGGCAGCTTTTCAAGCTATTGGAGCATTTATGGCATCACCTATAACTTTAATAGTGCTTGCCATTGGAGCGCTAGTGGGAGTATTAATTTATCTGTACAATACGAATGAGACGGTAAGAGCAGCAATACAAACAGCATGGGCTTTTATATCCGAAATCATTCAAACGGTTATAACAACTGTATATGCATTTATTATGAACATATGGGGACAATTGGTCGAGTGGTGGCAGCAAAATAACCAAATGATATTACAAGCTGCACAGAATGTGTGGAATGTTATAAGTACTGTTATAGGAACAGTAATGAACGTGATTTGGACTATTATGCAAGCATTATGGCCGGTCATCCAAGTGTTGATTGTATCTACTTGGGAGGCAATAAAAGGGGTCATACAGGGTGCTATTGATGTGATTTTAGGTATTATCCAGTTTTTCAGTGCGTTATTTACTGGCAATTGGTCGGCTATGTGGGAAGCTATTAAACAGATATTTAGCGGTGCATTACAGTTGGTTTGGGGATTAATAAACCTCTATTTTATCGGAAAAATCCTAAAAATTGGCTCGTTTTTTGCTCAAGGTTTGAAAAACATTCTTCAAATCATGTGGAATTTTATCAAAGGCATTTTTCAAGCCGGGGTAAATTTAGTAAGAAACGTAGTCAGTACAGGATTTAATTTCATATCCTCTATTATTTCCAACATAATGGCCACTGTTATAACTGTTATTTCAGGTGTTTGGAATAGTATAAGCTCCGTGATATCAACTGTTGTAAACACAATTAAAAGTGTTATATCCAGTGTGTTCAATGCTTTAGGTGGCATCGTACAAGGTGCAATGTCAAATGTAAGATCAGCCATATCGAATGGCATTTCAGGCGCGTTAAGTGTTGTTACCAACTTGGTCAGTAAATTTTTTAATGCTGGAAGAAATATCGTCACTTCCATAGCAGACGGAATAAGATCAGCAGTTGGTGTAGTCACTGACGCAATTGGTAATGTCGCATCAAAAGTGCGTGATTTCTTGCCGTTTTCACCAGCAAAAGAAGGGCCGCTGCGTGATATTCATAGACTAAACTTTGGAGGCACAATAGCGCAAAGTATCAAAAGAGCTGTTCCAATAGTACAAAGGCAAATGAGCAGCCTTGTTGCAATACCGGATATTGAGCCTGTTGGTATTGGAGGACAGATGGCAAGCATAAACAAGATGGCGAGCGCACAGATGCATAGTACGATGACCGGTGAATGGAATATTGGCAAAGAACCCGCCTATATCCATGTACGGATTGGTAACTCAGACTTTAACACATTTGTTGACGACATTTCCAATTCACAAAACCGCAAATTAGCTAGATTAAAACGTTCACCAAGATAGGAGGGGGCTTATGTATAAGTTTGCTGATACAGTGGCAGGAAGTGGATCATTAACACCTTACCTGTCGTTGAATACTGTGTTTAATAGCGTGAATCTTGATGAGGCCTTAACAGATAATAATGGCAGCTTTACAACTCTAGCGGTTAGTGGCAGGGGAATTTTACCCAGAAATATTCATATGACCGAAATGTCGGGGAGTCACGGGGCCAGAGAAAAAAGATACACATATGACGTCAGAGAGATTACTGTTAAGTATAAACTAACGGATCGTAGCAATGAAGGCTTCCGGGAGCGTTTCAATCGGTTAAACGGCTTGCTGATTGGGAGCAAGAAAAGATTGGAATTTACTGATGAGGAAGCGTACTTTTTAGCAACATTGCAAAGCGGAGACACGCCAGAAGAGGATTCTAATGACATTGTTGGAACGCTCGTTTTTATTTGTACTGATCCAGCTAAGAATAGGAACGAAAAAACCTTGAATATCACGACCACCACACAAGTATTTACAATTGGTGGCCTCGAACCCGCTCCTTGGACTAGCAGGACCCGATTTACCGCTCCACAATCGTCATTTAGCTTGGAGACCAATAAAGGTGGCAAGGTTATCCTGTATTATGATTTTACAGATGGCGATGTTTTGGAAATCTATTATGAAACGCGTAATATTTTTCTAAACGGTAAGGATTTAGCCGTATCCATTGCACTTGAGACTGAGTGGTTTGAATTGAATCCAGGATTAGTGAGTTTGAGAGCGAGTCACGAGACCGCATTGAATTATGCAGAAAGATTTTATTAAGGCGGTAGTGGGGAAGAGAAAGTGAGTTTTATGAATTTGTAAGGTTAGGGATGACTGAAAGAGTATTGGAAAGAAGTTGGACAGGCTCTTATGAATAGAGCCTGTCCACTTTTTTAGCAAGACTTCATTCATGAGTCGAAACGAATTTAAAAAAGAATCGACTTAAGGAAGAACAATGCTTGAGCCTATTCATTGAGGCTGTAACAATTATTTTGATCTTACATGGTTACTCACTGCTCCCTCTACCCATAGTTAGCATTCGATAAGCGGGACATTTAACCTGCATGAAAGGAGGATATCATGTCAGAGCTTTATATATTCAGCCAGGATGGTGTTTTACTTACAACACTAACTGAATCAACAGGGCTAGTTAGCGCGCTGTTCCGGGATGAAATAAACAGTGTTGCTAGTGAGCCTTTTGTATTTACTGTGGATGCTGATGTTCAAAGTGCCAAACATGTAAAAGAAGAAAATCGTCTGGTTTTCAAGGACAAGGATGGCTATTTCCGTGAAACGGTTATCAAAGAGCTTGACGACATCGACAATGATAACGGGCCGCAAACCACGGCAACATGTATTCCTGCATGGCTGGATGAACTAAACGACAACATTGTCATAGAGAAGCAATACACAAACAAAGAAGCACAATTGGCTCTAGATGATGCATTAGCAGGAACACGCTATGAAGGAGAGGTAAAAGTAAGCTTGGGTTTAGCATCTACAAACTTTAATCTCTTATCTAGCGTTGATTGTATATGGAAGATTCTTGAAGTGTGGGGTGGTGAGTTTAGAGACACCATCGAAATTGTTGGGAATAACATAACTGTCCGTAAAATTATTATTGAACAACGTTTAGGCGCAGACAAAGGCGCTCGTTTTGAAATCGATCATAACATCGAAGAAATTCAGCGAACTGTCTTGTCTTATCCAAAAACTGCTTTGTACGGCTGGGGTGCAAGTCTCGAAGTTACAGATGGTGAAGAAAATCAAACAGACGGACATACTCGGTATATCGATTTTGGTGATGTAGTTTGGTCAAAAGCAAAGGGCGATCCCACGGACAAGCCAAAAGGACAAAAATGGGTCGGTGATCCGGATGCGTTGCTCAAATACGGCCGCAAGCATAACAGCCAGTTATTGCATCGATATGGCGAGTTTAGTAACCAAGACTCCGAAGACCCTGCCGAACTACTACAAGCAACTTGGGAAGCTCTCAAACAAGCTAAAAAACCTGAAGTACATTACAAATTGTCTGTAGATTTGCTTGATAAAAATGTAAGTTTGGGCGACACTGCTGTCGCTATCGACCGTCAATTTGATCGGCCAATTGAGATCCAAACGAGGATCATTGCTATTGAGTATGATCTTTTGGACATCGATGGAACAACCGTTGTTGAGATGGGCCAGTTTCTGTCCGTATATGACAACGATCTTTATCGAGAAATCGATAATTTGAAAGAGTCAATCAGGAATCCAAAAGAAAGGTTAATTACAAACGACAGCTTTCCTAATATCAAGCCAGGTACACCCATGAATGTTGAAGCGAATGGGGCTTTCCAAACAGTTCAGCTATTTTGGGATTATGACTCCGAAGTCTACATCGGCCATTACGAGGTCTATGGATCAGAAGTAAAAGATTTTGTACCAGATTCACAGCATTTACTTTGGCGTGGTAGAACTTCTTCCTTTGTCCATGAAGTAGAAACAGACCAAGTTTGGTATTACCGAGTACGGGCTGTTAATACACGAGGGACACCAGGGGATTTTAGTCCACAAGTGTCTGCGGCAACAGTGCGGATTATTTCCGACGATATATTGTTTGGTAGTGTATTGGCGGACCATCTATCCAACAATCTTGACATAGCTGATAAACTTGCTCAAAACACCATTGACCGTATAAATGCCGGACCAATGCAGGAAATCCAATACACACAAGCCGAGATACAGGCAGCTGAAAATAGGTTACTTGGACAGTTAAACTCGCAGATTGGCGACGTTAATGAATCTATAAATGATCTACTTACTCGTACATCAGGCATCGAGGGCACTGTTACAAGCATTACCCAAGAGGTCAATGATATCGATGGTAGGCTGTCCACTACGATTACCCAACTGACTAACATAGACGGAGTTGTCAGTGAGAATACGACCACTCTGGAAGCACATGCGGGCATGATTAATGCAAAGGCTGAAAAGTCAGAGGTTTACACCAGAACTCAAACAAATGACTTACTTGGTAACAAGGTGGACTATACAGTCTATAACAACAAAATGGCATCGTTGGATATTGATATTAACGGAATATTTAACAGGGTTAGTAATACTGAAACTAACGTCAACAGTCTCACTGGTGATCTTTCCAATGCTAAATCGCAGATTGCCCAATTGGACATTCGAGCAGATGGGATTGTGCAGAGTGTGAGTGAGGTTCGGGCTGATTTAGATAGATTGGAGATTGGTGGACGTAACCTTGCTAAGAAATCTGATATTACCCGTGCTGGCGCTCCATTTACAGAGAATAATTATGTATATCGCATAAGTAACCCTAATGCTACAACAACCACGGGTTTAAAAATCATTAAAGATATTTTTGAAGAGGGTAAATACTATGTCCTGTCTTTCAAGATAAAGAAAATATCCGGTGATATTACAAGCCTTGCTGGACATAGCGTAGCGTTTAATGAGCAAAGAATCTATATGGATGGTCAACTAATCTCAAATAGTTGGACTTCATCTAATAACTTCTATCCGAATGATAATGAGGTACATGAATATGTGATATACCTTAAAGCTAACGATATGTCAGTTTCTGATGCAAACCTCTATATCCAACCCAACAGGGCGCACTATAGTACACCTTATGATGTAGAGATATGGGATTTACAAGTTGAGGAAGGAAATAAAAAGACCGGTTGGCAGCCTACCCCAGAAGACACAGACGCACGAATCACATCAGCCGAAGCATCTATCACAACCTTGGCAGGACAGATTGAACTTAAGGCGTCACAGACAAGTGTGGATAGCCTTACTGGCCGCATGTTCAACGCTGAATCATCTATTAATCTTTTAAGCAATGAAATTAATTTAAAGGTTAATAAAGACGGCATCATTGCGGGGATCAATATATCACCCGAAACAGGGATAATGATTGCAGGGAAGTGGATACACCTATCTGGGCAATCTCAAATTGATGATGCAATCATCGGAACGGCAGCCATAGCCAACGCAGCAATTACACGTGCAAAGCTTGGGACTGCGGTTGTTGGAACAGCTCAAATAGAAAACGCAGCTATTACCGACGCAAAAATAGCAAGTCTAAGCGCTGATAAATTGACTGCTGGGGCCATCCGAGGTATTGACATTTACGGGGCTAAATTCAGATCATCGTCAGGCACTAACTGGATGGAGATGGTAGGTGGAGATATCCACTTGGAGCAGTCTAATGGTAGGTATATGGATATTGGACCCACAGGTGTGTACGGTTACAATGCAGGTGGTAGCGTGCGATTCCAGGCTGATTCATCTCTTGTTACTTCCTCGGCCTTTGGGACATCAAACGGCAACGTATATTTGGTCACGGAGGATAATGGCGAGGCACGTGTAGTCCGGTATTCGTCCATACCAGGAAGCGGTTCAGCCAGTGATTATCAATATCGCCATATTAGAGCACTAAGTTTCAAATCTCCTCCTGGAGCCAATGCTTATGTTGGTACAGATGGAGAATTGAGGATTATGTCGGAGGGATTAGCAACTCAAGGTGTATACAGGAACTTGAGGGCAAAAGGGTTGTACGCTAACGAACTTGAAGTTAATGGCGGAGATGTACTCTACCTGCGGTCAAATGTGAGAGTGCGGATTATGGGTAAGGGTAGCTCTAGTGCTTATTCCGACCTGCAGACGAATGAGATAATGGCTCACAGTATACGGGTAAACTCGGAAACAGCAGGCAGTAACTTCTATATTGGAGCGTCCGATGGGGAGCTTAGGGTGACCAGCAATGGACTCTGGGGAGGGTCGCATGCTAATACAGTTTACAGAAATGTGAGAGCGAACGGCTTTTATGGAGCTTTCTTTGACCAGCACGGTGGCGTCGGTGGGGAGAATATCTATGTAAGACCTACGTCGTCCGGCGAGGCTAGGGTTACGGTAGCAGGAAGTACAACGACATACCGACCAATCCGTGCAAGTTCTTTTCCTACTGGAACATCGCTCAGGGAAAACAAGAAGGATATTGAGATATTCAACGACGAAGTATTGTCAGTTATCAGGAATGCTAACCCGTATCTATATAGAATCAAAGGCGATGAATATAAAGAACAGAAACAACTCGGCCTGATGGTTGACGAAACGCCGAGAGTACTCCACGGGGAAACTGGTGACAGCATCGAAATGTATGCTTTAGGTACCTACCTGTGGCGAGGTGTCCAGCAACTTGATACAAAAGTTAATAATATCGCCGATGATGTGGAACGGCTTAAAATCGAAAACCAATATCTAAAACAAAAAATAAAACAATTGGAGGATAAGGTAGCATGAAAGTAGAAATCGAAAACGGTAGATTGGCTGCGGCCATCAATTTTATGTATGGATTGAAACTGACAAGGAAGCAATCAAGATTTCGTCGACATTTTATCCAACAAATGAGTGACAGGCTGAAACAGGTGGAAGAAGATAGGAAAGCTTTGTTAGAGGAACATTCACATAAAGATGGAGATGGAAAAGCGATCGTGAAAGACGGACAATATGACGTCAAAGATATGGTCGCTTTTTCTAATGATGTGAAGGATCTTAATAAAGAAAAACTCGTGATTGAGGGGAGCGATAACCACGAAATGACTCGGACCATCAAAGTGGTGTTGGAAAAGCTGGAAGATGAAGAGTACGAGGGCCAAGACAGCGAAATTTATGATTATTTGTGTGATCAATTTAAAGTAGATGAAGATGGAGGGAGTGCGGAATAAATATCGAAATTACAAACATTAACATCAGACTTGAAGGTGGAAAAACAGTAGGGTGCAAGTGTATTTTACTGGAAGGCTTGGCGATCAATCTATTAACTTAAACGGCTATATCACTTGAAGAAGGGGAATTCGAATAGTTTTTCGATGAACAGAGAGAGTCCTACAGAGTAGGGCTTTCTACTTTTAAGAGATTCATTAAGGATATCAAGCTTAAGTATAGCTTCCGCTAACACCGCTGTCTGTTGAACGAACCCTCAGATTACAGTTTGTCATCCTTGTGCAATGGGGCACTAACTGTATTTCCAGCTATAGTAGAAGTTTCAAAGGAAATCAGTTTTTACAATGGAGATACTTTGCTTTTATACTCTTGGTTTTGTGTTTGTTTTCACTTCCATATCTAAAGACTATATTCAACAAAATTCTTTTAATAGTTGAATTCATGGAAGAGAAAAAGGATGGGAAAACTTTAGAAGTGATGACGTTTGGAGGCATAAATTTTGAACAGTGGTTAAAAGGAGAGAGGGTATGTACACCACAATCGGAATCATCTGTACAGCAGGCGGCTTTATAGTCGCCTATTTAACATTTATCCGAAATCGAGACAAAGATACCCGCATAGATGCCACAGAATCGGCTGTTGTTCGGACAAAACTCGACGCTATTGGTCAAGGGATAGACTCAATCAGAATTGATCTCAAGGTAAATGAAAGGAACATAGCGCATATTGCGGAACGAGTGACTAGGGTTGAGGAGTCAGCAAAACAGACCCATAAACGAATTGATAACCTTGAAGGAGCTAATCAACTTGGATAAAGCAAGTATAAGAAGGTTTACCGTTTTAATTGTTGCTGTTATTAACGCAGTATTGAATCTGGTAGGTTACCAAACTATCACTGACGAATTTGTCAATGACTTAGTGGCTGTATTTTCCTGTGCCTGGTTCATTTGGGCAGCCTGGAAAAATAACTATCTGGGTAAAAAAGGACAGAAGCAGAAAAAGCAATTGGAGAGAGCAGGGCTTAAGTGAGCTTTGCTCCTTTTTAATTTTAAAAAGAAGAGGATATAAATGGTTTACAAAATCGAAAAAAGGATCATTTCAGGCTTGCCGAATATTCCACTGATGGAGACTCGTTTTGTTGTGGCTCATGAATCGGGAAATCCAAACAACACAGGACCAAATTCGCTTGAAGCTGAAATCAATTTCATGACTAGGAACTGGCGAAGTGCCTTTACTTCCCATTGGGTGGGTGGCGGAGGACGCATTATACAGCTTGCCCCCGTAGGCAGAATGCAATATGGTGCAGGACCTAAAGCTAACCCTTACAGCTACGCTCATGTGGAACTGGCCCGCACGGTGGACCCAGAAACGTTCGAAAAGGATTATGCAGCTTATATTTGGCTCCTGAGGTATCTTGCTGATCAAGCTGGTATCCCGAAAAAGCTGGACGAGGGAACAGCGACAACGAAGGGAATCAAGTCTCACGATTGGATTAGGCGTAACCTTGGCGGCACTACCCATACGGACCCATTTGGTTATTTAAGACAGTTTGGGATTACAGTAGCGCAATTCAAAAAAGATGTGGAAAACGGTATTGGGGCAGCAACAGTGGTAACAAAGCCAGTCGACAAGCCCTCTATATCGAAGCCTGCGCCCAAGACATGTCAGCCAGTAACTAAATCAAGCGCTTATACAGGTGATTCCATTGTTGACTACCTAAAGAGCATTGGTGTGGACTCGAGCTTTTCAAACCGGACAAACCTGGCCACGCAGTATGAGATTAAAGGGTACAATGGCTCCGCGAAACAAAATCTTGAATTGCTCAATAAAATGAGGACTGGTAAGTCTATGACGCCTGCAAAACCCGCAGCTAAAAAGGGTGATCAAAAGACGAAATCAATCGTCGATTACCTCAAATCAATTGGACAAGACTCATCGCCAACTAATCGAAAAAATCTTGCGGAAAAGCATGGTATTAAAAATTATACCGGTACGTTAAGCCAAAATACGCAGTTGCTTAAAAAGTTGAGAGGATAAATAATATAGAGGCTAACTATATAAAGTCAATACTGTTATTGGTAAATTCCATCATTATTCTCAGTTGAAAATTAGGCATGACAAAAAAGCTTGATGATTCAAAAATTCAAATTTGGATCATTGAGCTTCTTTATAGCCTCATCAGTTTTCCACAGATAAAATATGACTTTAATTAACTACTTTGCTATGTGACTAAGCACTACGTTATAATGCTTGCCTTCCGAAAGCATTTTTTCATAATATGCCTTAAATGTCGGAGAGTAAATCGCAACTAACCTTGATGCATGGTACATCGCCCACCGAAGGTAAGGAGAACCGCGTTTTACCATTTGTACCGATATATTCGGTTTGTGACTGTATCCGGCAGAGTATCTCGTAAAGCTTTTTGAATCCCAACTTATTATTTACTACAACCAAGTTGTCTTCGTGAATTTCGACTTTGTCATCAATGACAGCTACTTGATGTTTATGCTTCGCCACATCGACACCCGCATAAATTAATATACCCTCCTTCTTTATTATTGCGCTGTGTTCTCAAGCCACGCACCCTTTGCCCTGTAACCTTGTGTGAAATCAAGGTTTTTAAAATTAATTTCATGCGGTTTATTCATTTTTATAGGGTTCTGTCCCAGCTACTTGACTGTTTCAATCCACTTCACCGTTTTCTTAAAAAAGCTAACAATTAAAATTAAAAATAACAATCCAGGAATTAGAAGAGGCCAAAAGCTAAAACACTTGAACTTGATGCACGTAGATCATATAAATAACCATCCAAGAAACGGAGACCCAAAATAGTTTCTTCTATAAACTTTACAAACTTATCCTCGCCCTATAAATATTGATTTATCAACGGTTTGACCCTTTTGTGGGGTGTCAAAAAAATTTCGACAAGTTCTTTTACACTACCTCCATATTATGTAAATTTTATTTCAATGCGTGGGTGCGCTACGCGGCGACTTTTGGACAACACTAGTAAATAGTGATAGAATTAATCCTTCTTTCCATTTCTTCTGTAGCTAATTTAGCTTCTATTTTCGAGTGAACGCCACTCACCGAACCTCGCCTGTTTTTTACATGTATAGTAAATCCTGTATTCCCATTTGTTTTCTCGTCTATGGAATGTCGCCATATCTAATTTTTCTATGTATTTTATAACGCTAAACTCATTTGCATTTCCGATGGGAGCATCGAAACTAACTCTCCAATCTCATGAGAAAGCAATAGCACCTTTCTCAAAACCCGCGGATTAACGCCATAAAGTCAGCCAAACTGATCGATGTAGTGATGATCGAATCATCAAACTCATGCCTTTTTATAAATTCGAACGGCTTGTATGCTTCATAATCATGCTCAGGCTTGGCCCAAACAATTTCGCTGTATTCAAATTTTAGGGCGTACCAATAGGGGATAGTTGGTTATCCCAAAAATCACAGTAAAGTCTTTGCTGCGGCATTATGCTTTTGCTCTTTCTTTTTTTATGGCGTTTTATTGGTCTAACACCTTATTCGTCTCATCGCTATAAGGTGGGGCTTTTGGATAGAGCCTTTCCATAAATTTTTTGTGCATCTCGTCGACTCTCGCCTGCAAAATCTTATTTCTGAGGTGAACTATTCTTTTCCTTGCAAATGTTTTTCGGTGACGCTAAAATCTCGTGCTATAATAGGCACACCATCTTCGATGTTGTAATAGTTAGCAATCTTGTAACCTTCCAATATAAAAGTGGGACGCAGAAATGGTACATGAAATTTTCAGTCTAAACCTCTTGATAGAGACGAAATTTGAGTGGCAAGTTATGCTGATTTCCAGCGTATTGCAAAACATGACACAGTTCATGACCGAAATCTTGCCATTGTTCCACAAGACTTAGAATCTCGTTGATAAATATCCAGTGTTCACTAGCACTCTCGGTAGCTTGGCTTGATTCGTCCCAAAAGTGCGGTTTGATATTCAACGAATCTGCTATCATTTGCATGTCAATTTCATTTGGCGTTAATATCCCGATCTTACGGTGAATTTCAGTCACAAAGTCTTCTAAATTACTGTAAACCATGTTTATTGTTCTTCATTTTACAAACGTATGTTCTTTGCTGGTTTTTAAAAATAAGAGCCCAAAAAGGGCTCTTATTATTCTACATCTAGTTCGAATATCGCATTTTTATCAAGAGAGAACATAGGTTGAAAATAGACTTCAATTGGTCCGTCTTCAATTCCGTAATGCTCAACACCTTGAAGTTTTTTTCCAGGTTTCAGGCTCCCCATTGTGTTGTCCAACGCATATAAATCAACTTGGTTACCTGTGCTGTCATAAACTTGGAAATCAGCTCCTACAGGTATTTCTTCATCTCTGTTATTTTCCATTTCGTATTCAATTTTAACTACTTTATTAGGTTCTGATTCTTCAAATTCATTTCTTTCGTCAGTCAAAGAAACTTTAGTTATCGTCACCTTTACATCGCCAACTTCAGCCGTTTCACCGAGTCCATACTTTTTATCTTCTTTCTTTTCCTTCTTCTCAGCGCTTTCTTTTTCTTTTCCACTGCTGCTTGATGAAGTTCCCCCTTCATCACAAGCGGCTAGTCCAACCGCAAGGCCGATGGCCAAAAGAATAAATAAGTATTTCTTCAAAATATTTCTCTCCTTATGTATTATTATTTATGATTAACACCTAAGTGTTACTCATCATTCATCATAATCTCCCACAACTTACGAAGTTTCCTCAAATCTTTTTCAGGAGTTTTAGGTAATTCTCTAAGCCAACGCTTTAATTCAGGATCGATGATGATTTTTTGATAATCCTCTTCATTTCTATCGTCATCGTTGGGATTACCAGAGCGTCCCAACAAATAGTCTGTAGTTACATTAAAAAAATCAGCTAATAAAGAAATGGTTTCAGGATCAGGTTTTCTATCACCTGATTCGTAACGGGAAAGTTGAACATTCGAAATGGCAATAGCATCAGCTACTATTTTTTGAGAGTAATCATTTTTCTCTCTTAATAATTTAATCCTATTCCCCAATCTTCCCAA